CAAATTCCCCGTTTTTATTTAGCTCGACCTGCGCAGAAATAAGCCCAATATTCCCACTGATAACGTCTTGTTCAAAAGATATTAACAACGCTTCGCCTGTCAAACTAAGGTCTCCCTTTACTGTAACTGGCACCCTATCATCGCCCAAACTGTCAATGTCTAATTGTGACACGTCCAGGATAAATGATTCACTGATATTCGGGAACTCGTACGTTAGCGAGTCGAATGGATCGACGTTGTAGCTTGGATAAGCTTTTACAGTGATATCGTTGTCACTTCCAAGCGCCTTAACTGTTAATGTTTTAAAGTTGTATGAAGTTGATTCGTCGTCTGGTTGAATATATGAAAGCTTCATTATTGCTGGAATCGATAGTTGATTAAGAGTTGTGTCCTCGTCATACCTGCTATTCTTGATCGAATAACTAAAGATAAATCCGGTGTCGTCTCCGATAAAAACTGCCTGGTTCCCGCTGTCGTCTTCGCTATCACATGCAGAAACAAGATTGTATTTAAAGTCAAAGATTCTAAAACCGCCAATTTTCTCACTGTAAACATAGGCCTTACGAATGCTCGTATCTTGCCCCTCCGATAGGAAGGTTAAGTACTGCGAGTTGATTGTATAATAAGCACTGAAAACATTGGCATAGTTATCGGCGTTGATCTCTTTTGTCCATCCGGTACGGGTGAAGATGTCATCAATGTCACCATCGCCTAAGGTAAAAGGAGTATTATCTGTTTTTCTAACCAGCGTACCTCTTTTTATTACTCTCCAGCCATGATCAGATAAGAAGTAGATTAAGCCGTTTCCGATCCTAATAGTGTCAGCAGAAACGCATCCGATGTTATCATCAAGAACCGCTTGGGCAGCAGTGCCACCTATTTCTGAGTAAATTGTTATTGAGTTTCTTTTAAAGACTACCAAATAAGGAGACAACGAAGCATCATCAAAGAACCCAGTAGCAAGTCCAGTTATAGGCCCTTGTCCAGCGGCCAAAAGAACTCCTGGAACGTCTGCGTTGTCATAAGCATCCGGCAAATACGCCTTTGAAAAGAAGACTTCGCTCGGATAGGTTGAATTCCCTGCATAGGCAATCTTGTCACCAAATACGGTTAAGTATTTTCCTCCTCCTGACTCTGGAGGGAAGTTATCCACAGGGGGAGTAATCGTACTCGTTGACATCGCCGTTATGTTAGCAGATGTCGTTCCTAGGTTTATCTCTGTTGAATAAAGAAACGATCCATTTGCAGTCACGTTCTTTATGTAAATTCTAACCTTATCAATTGAAAGGTTTGTTGCCGATGCTGGGATTGATGTTATTGCAATCGTTTTATTAACCGCTGTCGCTGTTGCTGTCGCAGTTGTACTATAGTTAGATTCAAAACCAGTCGCAGTCGAATAAAAGGTAATTGCAACCTGATAAGTCGTTCCGTCAACCAAAGACCCGCCCGCTGCAATTGTAGCTGTTGCTGTTGAGGGAAGGGCTTGTCCCAGTGGACTAAAATTAGTTCCATCGTAAAAAAATAGGCCATCGCTGCCTAATGCAATGATGTGCCTATCTATAAATGTAACTGCTCGGTGTTTTACTCCTGCAGTTAATCCCGTCTTGAGGGATGTATGCGCCCCTGTGGGGCTTATTTTATATAAGACTGTCCCTACTTTTGCCAAACGGTATGCCGTCCCGGTGCCTTTTTTGAAAAAGGACTGGCTTGTAACAGAACCACCCAAAGAAGTGTCGTTATATCTCTTGAGTCCATATCTAGTTTCCTCGATTCCTTCATTACTTATAATGTTTCGACAATCAGATAACTTGTCTTGGTCAAGAATGCGGTAGCTGATTGGCTTATTTAGCTTGCGATAATCTTTAATCGCTCGTTTTCTAAGTGTCACTTAGCACACTCTCTTAACGGCCATTGCTTGCCCGCCAGATCTTCCAAATATGCCCTTGGCTTCGTCTCTTATTCGTACATAATTGTTTCTTTTAGACTCTTGCCCGTCTTGATCCTTGTCCTCATAGCCCTTCCAAACAACTCCGGCATCTAAAACCTCTTTTAACGAAGGGTGAAGTTGAATTGCCCGGTCTCCATCGGCAAAGATGCGAGATGGGATTCTATAAACCCAGTACGAAAGCGTATAAGTTGAGCTTGGTCGTGGGTAAATAAAGATTTTATCATCTGTCGTTCTTGCGTAATAGTAAGGTGTGCCTGTGCTTGTCAATCCTGGGTCATATTTTAGGATGTCATCCAAAGAATTCTCATTTAAGCAGTTCCCGCTCCCTTCAATGATCGGATCGCCTGACATGCATGACACCAGGGCGTATTCTGGAGGCTCTATTGGCGAGTTTGCGGCGCTTGAGATCGTAAGGGTTGTAGTTGTATTGTCTTCAATCGTAGTATGCAGGAAATAGCTTCCAGTGCCTTCCTTTAAATAGACTCTTCTATGGATAATGGTTGGCTTTACGGTTGCCGTCCCATCATAGAGATCAATGTCCGTTAAGCTTAGTGAAAGGTTGGGAGTTGCCGTTGTGACAGATGTCGATGCCGTTGATGGTTCACTCTCTAGTGATTCAACTTCTCTTCCCGATTCATCAAATAGGACAAATGTGACTTTAACTCTAAAAGCTGTATTATCTGTCAAAGAGCCGCCGTTTGCAGTTGCCACGGTTGCCTTTGTTGGTATTTGTGGGGCTATTGATATCTCTTGGTCGCCTGAAATAACTTGTTTCTTCATTTTAAATCTAAGAAACGGCCATTTATGTGAGCTAGCAATGTCCTTTTGGATGTCGTTTATCCACGAAAGAACTCTTGCTTTTGCAGCGTTGTCTCTGAATCCGTACTTGCGCACAAATTCATTTTGTAATGCCTCACCATTGTAGGTTGAACTCATTATTTTCTTCCTTTGCCGCACACACTGCGACCACTACCAATATAATAATCATCATTGTTGATTGCTGAACAGAGAAGTGCCCATAGGCGTTGCAGAATGCTGCGAATACGATGCTTGAAAAGACGCGATACTTGTCGTCTTTGATTGCGTACTTATATAGGAAATAGAGGAATGTAATCAATCCCACTAATCCAAAGGACGTCACGATAGACAAGAAGCCGCTATGCTCTTGAACGACAGTTGCGCCCTTGTATGTAATCTTTTGATCTGCATACCAACCGACTCCGTTGCCAATAAGCCATGCTTTCATGCTTAACTTGCTTATCAATTCCTTCCATATTACCAACCGCCCACTATCCATGCCATTCATGCCAGTAAAAGAGACTGTTAACATCGAAACAATCGATAAAAGATAAAGCCATTTCTTCTTAATAAGGTTTCCCTTGTAGTAATAAACAAATCCGGCAAGTCCGGTAAGGATTCCTAGTGATGAGCCAGTTGAGCATAGTGCCGCTATTGCTATTGGCAGTGCCCATCTCCAGTTCTTGCGGTTGAAAGCGATTAGAGAGATTCCTAGGTAACCCCCAGACAAGTTATTATGCCCAAATGTTCCGCTTGATATCCCAAAATCAACGGCAACCTCGCCGATTACTTGGATGTCTGAGTGGAAAAGCTTCATTACTGCATATTCTGGAGAGTAACCAAGTCCATTCAAGAAAATAACTAGTGCCTGAATCAGTGAACCGATACAAATAGCGTTCAGTATCCATGAAAAGTACTTAGACTCGAAGCACTCATAGAACCGAACAAAGAAGAAGATACCTGCGCACAAGTAGAATCCATGAAACATGACATTGATCGACTCAACCATGTGCTGATTGATCACTAGAAAAAGAAACGCGATTGCTATCGTAACCCACGCCTTTAAGGGCAACTCTCTTTTGGGAGAGGTAAACATTATACCTATTAAGCCACATACCATTACAAATAAGTTATCTTTCGACGTCCGATTCATATCGACAGAGGCGAGCCTATTATAGATAGGCAACAAGGCAATCAGTAAGCAGGTTAAACCGTGTGCAATCGCGCTTCTCATTTAATTATAGTCCTACAACCATGATTGTGCCGACGTCGTTAGACGTTACACTTGCAACAGTTATTGCAGATCCACTTTTTGTAACAAGACCTTGAGCTTCGCTAGTTCCATTGTTAAATGAAACATGGTCGATAGTTCCAAGGCCGGCACTAAAAGTTCCTGTAGTAACAGATGCGAAATCCAATTCCCAAACTTCCACTCTCATGTTTCCCATAAGAGACTTTCTTTTAAGTGTCGCTGAAAATGCCATAAATACTCCTTATAGCTTAATGTAAACTTGTACTGAACCAGATGCAGCAGCAGCATCGTAGAAAATCCCACCTGGAACTTCAGTAGCAACGTCAGCGGCGCGAGCAGCTAAGTAACCAGCGTTAACTGAAGACATGTAGAATCTTTTCCCAGCAACCGCTGAACCAGCACCAACATCAAAAAGAGCTGAGTCTAGTTTACCGTTAGTTTGACAAGCACAGATTGCTCCAACAGCACAAGCAGTTTCCATAATACAAAGTGGAGATAATCCAGCAGTTGCAGAAATGATAACTGAAGCACCATCGTCAGCAGTAAGATCAAGAGTAACTGCTGAACCAGCAGGAATGCTTACTGAGTGAGAGTTCTTTACGTTGATTGATTGTTTTTCAATTGAGTTTGCATCAACTGTGCCATCGAAGCTTAAAGCAGCTCCACGTCCGATTGTTCCGTTGAATGCGTGAACATTCATTGAAACGATAGCGAATAAACTTATTAATACCTTTTTCATTTGCTCTCCTAAAGTTAAAGGGGGATTGCTCCCCCGTTTATTATGTTGTTGGCGTGATATCTTTTAACCAACCTTGGTATCTCAAGACTGAACATGCAAAAACACCTTTGTAGAAAAGACGTTGTAACATTGCATCTTGAGTTTCTAGGTCTTCTTTTTGAACGCGTTTCATTTTGTACTCAGGGTGAGCATAAAGACGAACGTATTTTTCATTCAAGAAGATCATTGAAGCGTCTGGAGCTAGGTTGTCCACGATATGGTCGACTCCAGAATAAACTAGAGTGTTACCACCGTGTCCAAGATTATCAAGAGTAGATTCTCTTGTCGTTCTTTGGTGAGGTTTAAGAAGCTCTATGAAAGAGTTCATTACACCTTGTCTCATAATAACAAGAGTTGGTTTTTCTTCACCTTCAGAGCACCCACCCAAAGTAGCTTGGTGAAGAGCTGAGGTTACTGCTCTGTTTGTTCCAGAGTTAGAGTTTACATAAGCAACGTGAACAGAAACGTCCGTACTAGTTACGCCACCGTAGTTAACTGCAGATGACTTTAAGAATGCTTGAACACCAACAAATTGCTTAGTTGTTAGAGCACCTGTTGCCGCTGTACCATCAGAGAAAATCCCTTTAGTAAAACGTTGTCTCATTGCCATTTCCATCATCTTAAGTCTTTCAGAGACTAGGTTAAGACGAGCTTCTTTTCCAGAGTTTCTAGCAAGGTCACGGTGAGTGATTACTAAAGATTCTTGAAGTTCGATTAGGTCGAATGAAAGCTCAGTGAATGGGTCGTACATGTCTAAAGATAAAGACTCTGCACCTTGGTAGTAAGATCCGTTAGTATCAAGATCATCAACATAGTTGAATGGGAAAGTTTTCTTTTCCCCTGAATAGATACCTTCGTTTTTCTTAAGTCTGTTTAAATAAGCGTGGTTCTTGAAAATAGCGTCTTTCACTCCGCCTTCAGCATCGATACCTTTTACGGTTAATGCTTGCACTTGTCCTACTGATAATGACATTTGATACTCCTGTTATTAAATTGAATCCCTAAGCATACTTTCATAGTCTCCGGCCTTAAAGACCATGTCTTGTTTTTCGCCCCTAGAACTAGATGAAACGCCTGATCGTTTAAGTGCGCTTGCGTTTGCTTTGGATTTAGTTGCCAAAAGCTTCTGATAACTCTGATTGGCCTTAGCTATTTCTTTTCCATAAGCAGCGTAAAATGCATCCTCAACGCTCATTTTTCCTGTTGCATCTGCTGACCATACTCCCTTGACCTTTTCCCAATCCGCTTTCACTCCTAGCTTTGATAAACTTGCTGCGACTGTTGCCTGGACTTGTCCAAGCTCACTCTCCCAACCGTTTTTAATCGACGCTAGTTCTTCGGTCTGCTTGCTCTTCCCGAAGTTGTTAAATTGCTCGCGCAGTTCTTTAATCTGCCCTTCGTATTTAGCAATTACTGGTTGCTGCATCTTGAATTGTTGTAGTTCTTGGTTGTAAGCACTTTGAATAAAGGCAAAGAGTTCAGGATCTTGAGTCTGCCATTTAGTAAGCATGCTCGTAATGATGTTATTGTCATTAACTACATCGCTGATCTCTTGTTCTTTCTGGGCAAGTGCCTGCTCTGTTTCCTTGAATTTGACCTCTTTTTGAGCAAACTCTTCGGTTTTTAGCCTCACTTCTTCCGCGTGGACCATAGTTTTCTTGGTGTAATCGAATCCTTTTTGAATGATCTCTTTCAACTGGTCAGGAGAATCAATCTTAATAGGCAATCCATTGTGAATGGCACCCATTTGGTTGATTTGTTCAATCGCCTGTGCAACGGCTTCGTTGTTTACAGTCTCTTGTCCTACCTTGTTTAGGATATCTCTGGGGTCTGCTTCCTCAGTGTTTTCTAATGGGTTCGTTTCCGCTTGTCCATCCACATCGGAGACCTCAGTTGAAACATCATCGGTTCCGCTGTCTTCAGCGGTTAACTCGTTAGCTGCTTCCATTAGGTCGAATACTTTTTCTTCTGACATTATTATAGTCCCTGGTTATTTAGGTTGGCCGGAATGGCTCCTTCATTTGCCTGTGGAACGCTCATTAAATCATTTGGAACAATGAGAGAGTTGATAGAGGCTTCTTTCGCCTGCTTTTCAAAGACCTTTCTTTCGTCGCCACTTAAAAGATCGACCGAGGCACTTCTGCCTAAGTCCATAGCTCCTTTAAGCTTAATGTTTTGTTCTTGTAGCTGTGCAAGTTGGTCTTCATAGTTCGCTTGCATAGTTTGAGCTTGTTCTTGTATCTGTTGCATTTGAGCTGCTTGTTGATCTCTTTGAGCAAGAGACTCAATGATCATGTCCTTTTTGGGAATGTCTGCAACTTTTAGGAATTCTTGGATTGTTATATGTCCGCCGTTAAGTAACATCATATAGACTGCATTAACCGCGTCTTTATCCACTCCGGCCATTGAGCCAGGAGAGATTTCGACGATGTAATCTAGGTCTTCGACTTCGAGCGGGTTATAGACAACCTCTTCGATCTTAGTTGAATCGCTTCTAAATCTTAAAACCTTTTCTTCTGTCCAGTTATTAACAATTAGGCTCGCCGTTAATGAGGCAAGGCGCTTCATTGAGTAATATTCTAAGACTCTGTTCTTTAACCTGATTCGTCCGACTGCTTGAGTTTGGATCTTTTGGACAGTAATGCCCGAAACATTCCCTTGTGGCATACTGCCATTCATGGTTGCTTCGTTTTGCCCCGAGATCATTTCCATTGTCTGTTGATCAAGGGTTTTTCTGCGCTCTAATTGAGGCGAAACTTGCCCGGGTTCAAGACGTCTTAACTCTGTACCGCGTTTCTTTAGAACAACGATTCCAGGGGCATTTGTGAGCTTCTCAGCATCAACTTCCGCCTCTGTGTCTCCGATCCATCCTGGATTGCTTGTTAGCCTTAGGCCCTCAAGCTCTCTAAAGTCCATATCGTTTAATGTTCTTTGAGCGTCGATGATGTTTTTAATCTCACCGAACCCATAGATTGTTTCGTCTTTGTAGCAATAGAATGGAACGATCGGAAGCATCCCATTTTCTTCAGGATTGGCACCGTCATATAAAATAACGCCTTCGATCCACTTAATAACTCTCCAACCATCTTCAAACTTAGGTTCTTGACCAGCCGGATTGATTTTCTCCATTTCCTCGTGTTCTTCGAGGTGGTTTTCAATTATCTTAACGATCAATAGACCTTTGTTGAGTTGCTCCGCTGCTTGAGGGTTTCCTTGTAGGATCTCGTCAACCTTTGCGCTCGCCTCTTCATAAGAAGCTTCTGGAGGTAATCCAACGACAGCAAGTAACTCAGCTTTTTGAGCATAGTGAGCTGCTTTATGTTCCTTGTGGTTCTCCCACTTAGTGATATCAGGAGACTCAGCATTCTTAAATTGCTCTGTCTCTTCTGTTATTTCTTCCTGAGTTTCCTCTGGTTCAATGTTCTTTAACGAATAATCCTTAATCCAGGTCTCATTGTAGTTAAGAATGTCCTTTGCTTTGTATGCTTTAGGTTTCCCCATAGCAGCGTCACGTCCAGAGATATCTCTTCTTTCAAAGTTATCGTCTCCAGAGTCGTCAACCATAGACTTGCCGCCCTTGGTTGCCTTGATCTCCTTAGCAAATTCCGGCCATGAGCGAGCTAGTGCCTCTCTTCGCATAGGAATTTCTAGGTGCATCTTTTCAGCATGATCAAGAGAGCCGACGTTTCCGTCTAGCCAAACATATTTCCAAGGGAGTTGTTTATACTCAACCTTGCCGTCGCCGTTGTCAGCATCGGGATTATAAAAAGCATATATATAACCAGGAGCACTCATAAGGGCCGATCTCATTAGAGATGGCAGTAATAGTTGAAGATTTTGGTCTTGATAAACCCATCTAATAGATTTCTCGAGCATGTCAGCTTGAGGTTGTTTTGAGCTTTGAGAAGCAGTGAGGAGCGTTCCTGGCATAGCGTCCGTAAGAATAGGGACTTCGCTTTCTATGATCTTGAAGATGTGGTTTTTGACGGTCTTGACGTTTTCGCCCGTCTTGTGTTGCTTGCCATAATAGGCATCATCATATTGCTCCCATTCTTTTTCAAACGGCTTGCGGTATGACTGCAGCTCCTTTTTGGCTTCCTTTGCAATCTTTAATGATTCCTCAGTCGAAACCATACTCATATCATCGTCAGGCTTTTTTGTGTCTTCATTTTGCATATCTTTAAAGGTAAGATTGAGGGGTACAATGCACAACACATATTCGGGAAATCGTAATGAGTGAACTAGAAGGATTATTTGAGTTTGAATTACCAGATGGCGCTAAGGTTGAGATGAGTATTCATCGAGCGAGATCACTTGGATGCAAAAACATTACTAAGAGATGCGACGAGATTGTTGAGTACTATAAATCTAAGGCGAAAAAAAAACACAAGAAAGATGGTTTCGTTCCTGGTTGGCAAGAAAATATTCGTATGTATATTTCATGTCCGTTCCAGTACCGGAGGGCGCTGAAGGAATTAGGCCTAGTCGAGATAGGAAACGATTCTACGCCCCAAGACTCGACGAAGACATCGAACCCTTTTAGCAACGATGCAATGATCAAGGCGGCGGTTGACTCTGGTATTTACTTATCAGGGCGAGAGATCGATGCTCTTAAGTCAGGTGATTACTTTAAGGGCCTACCAGTCGTAGATGAACCCGAGAACAATTGATCCTGCTAGCGCTAGTGTTAAGACCACAACTAGAACCAGCTCCCACCACTCATGCTTTTCAAAGACTTCTTGCTTTTCAATAGGAAGTCCTCTTGTTGTTGGAACATTGTTAGTGGTGACATGATCAAGCACGATTTTATTATTACTGTCTAGTACTTCAGCTTTTCCTCTGATAATCCAAGCTCCCAGGTTCTCATCGAAGCGGGCAAGGTGTCCGGTCGCGGTTATGCCAATCAATTGCTCACCTTTTACTGCTATTTGTACAATTCTATCGTGCATTTTCGTCTCCATACCAGTCATCTCTCTTGCCGTTAAACTCGCTCATTGGGTCGCCTGCCGGGCTGAATATCTTTGCCTTGATTGGTTTTGTATCGTGGACTACAGTTTCAATCTCTGTTTCAGTTGCTCTCTTATAAATATGGTCATATTGGTGCTTGCGAAGCTCCCCGCTTAGTTCGGTAATGAGTCTTAGGTTGTAAATCCCCATCCAAAACAACAAAACAATGGCGGCCCAAAGTAATATCTCCACTAGTAATCCTCCAAACTAAACACGCTCTTCTTCTTTTTATCTAATTTTGCTATTTCTTCGCGTGATTTGTCCATGGTTTCGAAGATTAACTTCTTTGGTTTGTCTGGGTTGTAGACGGTTGCGGACTCGTAAATCTGATTGAATCCTTGTAGAGCGAGACAGGTTGCCACAACTCTATCTTTTCCATTGAGCTCGACACTGCCGTCTGATTCTCGAGTGCATCTAAGCATTTCCTTAAGCGTGCCATCGTCTAAGATAGTTACTTCCTTGTCACGATAGGTGGCTATTAGGGCGTTCAACATCACCTGTTTGGTCTTTACGTTAGTCTGCCATCCAATCTTGCTAGTGATCTTATGCTCGTCTAGTTCGTCGTTGATTTCTCTGTTATAAACACGAGTATAACCCATGTCTTTAATGGCGTTTAACGTGGTGTGTCCCATGGCATTGACTTCCGGCACAATGATAGCGTTATTATATGTTCTCGCTAGCTCAACCAGGCATCGTCCAAAATGATCAGGATCAAGCTGCCCGTGAAAATGAGCAACCTCTTTCATGTTTGAATCAAGAATCTTTGCATGAGACGCATCCCCTATGTCTAGCCCCAGCGAAACGTCCGCGCCTATTGAGTACTTCATGCCGTTTTCAGGTACAAAATAGACTGTTAATAGCCTTGGATACATTGCCAGGAATGTCTGTTTGATCTTAACTTGATGTTTCTTAGGAGGATGATTTCTCAAGTCCTCTATGTCGTTCTTAAGCGATTCCATGTCAAACACTGGGCGTCCGGTTGAAAGGAATGCTTCGGATGGATATGAGGGGAAATCCTGCTTAAACCGCTCAACGGGCTCAAGTGGAGAGTCAGACGTCTTAGAGTATTCTGATATTTTAAGCCGTCTCCAGACTAGGTTGGCGTTGGTTATGTCAGGGCATCTTCTCGTTAAGTCTATTTCTTCTTTAGTAAGGATGAATCCGCGAGGGACGTCGATGGCATAGTCTGGGATAGATTGCCACGGAACAAAGAAAGGGCGGTATATTGAGCTCCCTTCTTCAGCGGCACACCATAGATTGTAAAACGCTTCACCGTCTCCACTCATTCCGTTGGCAGTTGATTCCTTTACAATAGAGGTGCCTCTTGCGAGGGGTATACTATTCTGTAAACCCTCGTCCGTCTCCATTGCGTGTGGAAAAAAGGCAAATTCAGACAAGTGCGCCCAATTTCTAGTTCCTGCTCGACCAGCATTCGCGTCTTGGGCAGTTTCGTACTTAAACCCCGACCCTAATCCAGGCTTTGCGTTTCTTAGTTCTCTGTTTGGATTATCAAAGAGAACCTCGTCGCTATTATCCTTAGCGATCATCGGTCTGATTTTATCTGGAATATGTGTGATGTAGTTTGAATAAATGCTCTGGAGCTCGCTAGTACGGCCAAACTTGTCTGCCATAACAATACCGCGCTCGTTATGCCTGGTAATTGTTCTATGAACATTGATTCCGGCTTCTAGCGTCGAGAAGCCACATTGTCTTGGTTTTAGTATGATTGCCCTAATAATTCCAGTTGGAAACGAATCTGTCCTCCACTGGAGGTACTTCTTTTGGTAATCCCTTAAAATGAATGGTTGAATGCCATGTATCTTGGTCTTTATCTTTAAAACCCGCGGGCAGTAATAAGAAAAATCAAGAATAGACGACAAACTATCTCTTCTTTTTCAATAAATCTGCTTGTGCAGCTTCGATGAAGTTGCAAAGAGCAAGTGCGCGGTCTAGTGCAAGACAAGCGTCTTCGACTGCTAGACTAATTTCTCTAAACCCACCTGGAATTTCTTGTAGTTTAACTTTCAAGTTAGTGATCACAACCGATGCTGGAATCTGGATGTTAACAGTTGGAGCTTCTTTAACTTCTTCTGCTTCAACTGTCTCAACAACTGGACACTCAGCAACTTCTTCTTTCACTTCTTTTTTAACTGCTTTTTTCTTTGTCATATATAGCTCCTTAAAATGTATATTCTTCTGGTTTCTCTGCGGCAAGTATGGAGTCAGAGTTGTACTCGAACCAAGCATGAAACTCTTTTGGTGTTAAATCAAGTCTATGCAAACGAATGCGCTCTTTAGGATACATGTCTTCACTTGGAAAGTGTCCGCGAGCCTCTTTCATTAGTAAGTCGTAAGTCATTTGGTGACTAGGTGGCACCTTGATTTCAACAAAGACCACAAATCTGTCTGTGTCGTTGTCCTTGTAATATTTGCAAACTTGGTCTTTTGTCAGATGGTGAACCCTTGGAGCGTTGTCAACTTTAACAAAGCAAGTCTCTTCGCACTTCTTGATGTCGATACCATTCAGTAACTCCATGTGAGCGTCGTTCAATTGCCCTTTTAAGCGATCTCTCTTGAGTATCATGAGCATTAACTCAAACTCGTTAGCAGATTGCTTTTCGCCCATGTAAAGCTCAATCAACTTTGCTTTTAAAGCAGTAAGCTTTCGTGTCTGCATCTGCCCGCGTTCAAATTCTTTCTTCAATAAAGGAAGGTCGTTGATATTGTCCTTAACTTCCTTTGCGTCCGCCTTAGCCATTAGTTGTCTCCGAGTGTTTTGATATAATCTTCGTATGAAACTTCTACGTTTTTATTGGTGTTATCGCTCTCTATCTTATTTCTATCAAATTGCTCAAGATAGTTTTTACCTAAATGAATAAGCATTGTTGTGTTACCCTTCATTGCTTCTGAAAATTGTTTGCGTCTAACAGAGATTTTTCCCATATCCTTATGTCTCTGTGTATAAGCCGAAAAAGTGCATCCAAACTTCTCCCTAATTCTTTCTTCTAGGGTGTCAACCGACATGTTAAACCAAGACGCTATTTCGCCAATAGTTGCCTGGTAATTACAAAGCTTTTCAAACTGTTCAAAGTCAATCTCAATTCTAGGTCTGCCCATAATCTTTGTTTTAGGTTTACTCATGAGTTGCAAATCCTACGTTAATTAGTTTGTCGTTATTGGCGAATAGGCTGATAAGCTTGTTGATAATCTGAACATCGTCTGTGTTTACGCTTAGAGTAATATCAAACGAGCCATCAGTCGTGGAACGAATTGACTTAATAACCGCCTCGCATGCTCCAATTGGTTCACTCATTTGTTACCCCAAACATTATCCACATCGTTGTTATGACCTTGATTTCGTTGCCGTTAAACATTGGATGATTTTTCGTGTACTTGACTCTCCAAAGATGGGCGAAGTACTCAGCTAGTGCCTTATACTCCTCAGGATAGTGAGTTCTAATCCCGTTTTCTCTGTCTGAATAGGAAGAAATTGCCATCATGTTGTCTAGGGCAACCTTTGACTTAGTAATCCCAAGCGACTCACGAACCCACCGAAGGCGAGAACCGATATCGTTTAGGCTTCTGAGTTGTGTTGTTGTCATGTAAATAAGTTTCCGAGAAGTCGGATAAGATGTCAAACTAAAAGACGCGGCTACCGCCTAAACAGATGTCCTTAATGCAGGGGAGAAAGAACCGCATTCGTTATCACTCATGCTATCGCCGCAAGCGTCGATGCTACTGTTGTTTTAGGGATAGTTTTAGGGAGGGGAAGCTAATGCCCTCGGATCAGGGCTCGATCATTCTATCCATGAGTCACTATATGTCTAATAGATTTTATCTATCGCAATATGGGTATCATAGATTATCTCTATTCTGTGGGGTGGGTTAAGGGATAAGAAAAAATCTCCTTATCCCACTATCGCCATTTATACTTCCGTTCTAGCCAATTTTTTTGATCTAAAGCCAGTACTCGCCCATCATCTCATTTGGAACTAGCTCGGTTGGCAGATCACAGTTTTCTAACATCCATTTCTTGTGCTTTTTGCTCACCAGGTCGGGGTTCTTGGTGAATCTCTTCATTAACTTTAGGTATTTAAATATGTCTTCGCGCTCCTGATTAGACAGCCTTGCCCACTTAACCTCGCACTCTTTGTCGAAGGAATAGAAGCCGTTTTCATCGCGGTAATCGTCAAACTCGGCAAGCTCTAGGTCTGGCTTTAACTCAAGTACTTTATTCATATTGTGCCAATCCTAAAAGCACTACTCGTTCGCGCAGGTGCCTGTTGGGTTCGTCGGTTGAAAGCAGTATTTCTCGAAGCAAGATCTCGCCCATATAACTCGGGAGGTTGCTCGCGTCGGTCAGCTTCTTAAGCTTTTCCTTAAACTCAGCGGCGGCTTTTGGGCTTTTGTACATTCTTTCGTTGATGCTTTTAATCTTTACCATACTCTCGTCTCCTTCGTAATCACTGGTATTTTTTTGTTTGCGTTATCCATGATCTGCACAACCTCTTGGTAGTTAATCATCTTGTCCCCGGTATAAATCCCAAGATTGGGATCATATTCGAGCTCAAAAAACTTCTTGTTTGTCTCGGGATGATAGCGCGCCTTGTCAACATTTACAATTGCTCTCGGCGGACTTGCCCTAAAGTAGGTAGAAATTACATAGTTGTATGACCCTGCGTTGGTTGTGCTGGCATTTCCCCTAACGTCTTCGCCATCCAAAAGCTTCTTGTATAAGTCCGACCCCTTTGCCGTGTGGAAAACGCCAATAATAGCAATTTCATACTGCGCTGCCATTTTCCTGAACCTGGTAATCATGTCCCCTTGTACGTTTATCGGAAGAGAACCAAGGAAACTTGTAGTAAAGTTGTCAAAGATAACCATGTCGGGTGTCTTGTCGTTGATCACGTCCTCGAGTCGATCAAAGAAGTAGTTAACATTTAGCTCTTTCTCATCCCAATCAAGCATTGATTCAAATAACAGGCGCTCTAAAAAGGCATCGGTTTTCTTCCCCGCACACCTTTTTTCAAAGGTATTTGCGATTAATCCCTTATAAACAGAGGTCTTTTCCTCACTCAGTAAGTGATAGCACTTCCTTCCTCCAATTGCGCACTCGTGAGAGATTGTTTTACAAAGAGTGGATTTACCATTTCCAGACGGCCCGACTATTACACTAAACTCATTGGGCCTAATTCCCATAGTTGAAGAAAACATCTTTAAGCTCGAATGAAACCTCTTTTCGTTTTTTGCCGCGTCAAGATCTTTAAGGTCTGACTCGGTCATGATGCCGTTAGTTAGTCTTGACACTTGAACTCTCCCAAAGCTTTCGGTAATTAAATTTTGTTTTGTAAAATAGCCAGTCGAAGTTAGCCTTCCATTTGCGGTCATTATCGCCCAAATTAAAGTCGTTGTCCGTTACCCCTACCATGATCCTATGCCAGTCCATAAAAGCCGGGAATTCGGCCATTGCGGGCTTCATAGAGGCTATCCTGTCTTTGCTTAATGGCAGTTTTACCTTTGGCAGGTTATTAAGCTCTGCTAACTGGTTCCAGTGCTTTGCAATACCTTCTGCTTTTTCTTCAAAGGTCATGGGCTTGACCTCAGGTTCTATTTCTAGTGGATGCGTGTAGTCGATAACCGTGTCTATTTCAACGCTCTGCTCTTCTTTACCTATACCTATACTATTACCTATACCTATACCTATACTATACTTGTACTCTCCCCCCACACTCCCCCCACACGGGGGGTAGTCTCCCCCCAGAGGGGGGTATGTTGTTCTGTTATTAGTGATTTCAATACCATAGGAAGAGAGAATTTCCACAGCTTTTCGCTTAGCAGAAAAACCATCCTTGGTATGAGCGTATTGATCGTTAAAAAAGGGAACCAAAAGGAGTTTAGTCGAGTCGATTTGGTAAATTTGCTCTTTAAATGTCTCAAGAATTGCCCCAATTGTGACCTTTTCATTCGTTTGGAAGCAAAGTAAGTCGATGTCTATCGTCCAAACGCCGGCACAATCGCAATCAAGGTAAAGATAATCCCAAATAACTTTGAACTTAGTAGGTAGTTTTTTGAACCAAGGCTTCTTCCACTTCTCCGTACTTACTAGCCTCTTAGCCATGACTCGCCTCGCCTGACCTTTCTTTTATGGTTACGCGAACCTGTTTATCTTCCATGTCGATAATGTAGCTCTCGACTGATATTTCAAGGTTTTTAGCCAGAGCCTCTTTTAATAATAAGCGTTGTAATTCGGTTAGTTTTACACAGTCTTGTACTATAAATTCCATTTAATACCTCTTTAAAAAATTAAGGACATCACTTTCAATTGGTCTACTAAACGCCTTTAAAATATCTAAAACATCGCTGTTTTCTATCGTTAAAAGCTCTTTTCTAAACTCAAAGGAAACCTCTCCGCGCATTGGATATTCTACTTGGTAGCCAAACGACCCCTTTTCAAGAACCGCCTTCAGCCTTTCTTCAAGATCACTTCCCCTTTCACACTCAATACTTCCTTCTAAATACAGTCTCACCTGATACCTCCTTCGGTATATGTTGTTGCGTTATCGTACGCGTAGCTTTTATCAATGTTCATTATTTCGGCCGACAGGAAGAACTCAATGTCATTGCTCGTAAACGACCTAAATAGCGTCAATAAGGGAATCGTGCCCTTGTGTACCTTAAAAAGGATTTCCAGCTTTAAAACCCGCATTCCTAGCTCTAAGATGTCGTCATTGCCATCTAGGAACTCTTCGAAAAATTGTTGTGTGATTTTCATCGATCCTCCATTGTAAAAATTACTTAGAGGTGTTGATATTTAGAATGAGATGTAGTAATTATCTTACTAGATTTCGCTCTAAGGTCTATCCACCTTAAGCAATATGTTTGAGGCCTCTTTTAGCGAAGAGGCTTTGTTATTTTGGAGTACGATAAATAGGATTATTCGATAAATCAAGATCTAAAAACTAATGTCTCCACTTCCCAGTACTTTCGCAAATATACCAATCATTTTGAATTAACCATCGCTTAACAGATGGATATTTGTTGGCCATATGGGTAGTTCCATGGTTATGGAAATCATTGTGGATTTGTTGTGAAACTGGGATCATATTCCACTTGCATTCTGCAAATTCTTTAAAGGCCTTGCGACTTAGTAAGTGATGATAGGTAACAAGACCTCGACCTTCCAAGTTGGTCACGATACATGGTTCATTTGCTTCGTAGCTCATTTTCAGGTTCCACATCCTCAGGATCGGTAAAGCTGTCAACCGAACGACACTCGGGGCACATTGTAGCAGTGTCGCCACCGATGTAAACCTCTACTTCCTCGTCGCATTCATTACATATCAAATAAATCCATCCCATAATAAACTCCTATTTATTTCTTTCTTCTAAGGTTAATGCCTCATATTCGTCTTCTTCTTCCATTTCAAGGTCTTCCTTTAAAAGGGCTTCTCTTACGCAATCGGAGCATAGGACGTCCTCTTCGTAAGGGTGCATCATGAGGTCGGCTTTTGATTTACATTGTTCGCACTCTAATGGCTCATAGTAAAATGCACTTGATTTTGGTCTCATATAATCTCCTTTAAAGTTGATTGATTTTATCATGAAAGCGGCGTGATGTTTTGAGGTGTGAAATTGTTACCTGGGAACAGTGTAGAGTGTAATTTTGATAGACGGCTTGTCTCCGTTGATCTTTTTAAGCAGTAGGCTAACCACTTGAGCGTCGTCGATGTCATGGAGGAATAGGTTGTCAAAAATGACTTTTTCTAGGTTCCCTAAGTCTCCGGATTTATTGGAAACTTGGTTTCTGAGCGTATAGAGATTAGGGATAGTAAAGGTTAATTCAGCATGCAGGGCTTGAGTGATCGGTCGATAGTCTCTAAAGAAACGCTTGATCTCCATAAGATAAGGGGCGGTGTTCGCTTTGAACTCGGCCGCCCATTTTGAATACTCTTGACTTCTAACTCTTCGACCGTCTCTTAAGGTTGCAAAGGCATGGTTAAGACTCAACGGCCTCATCTTCAGCTCTAAGCTCAGCGAGCTGCTCTGTATAGATACCGGATTCGACGTTAACGAGGTAACTTCTGATTGTTGATTCAAGTGCAACTTCCCACGGCTTTTTAGATTTTCTTTTCACTAAATCGTCCGCAAATTCCTCAAGTACGTCAACACTTAGTTCGTAGAACTGCTTCCCTCTAAACTTAGAGTTCTGGAATCTATAAAGCGGGCCGACTGCTTTTTCTTCCTCTGGGATTGGGTTGTCTATTTCTGCGCTTTCGTTCATGATTTGAACCAAGCTTCTTTCAGGAGACGCCTCCACTTCTTCTAATTCTTCAGTTGCATAAATGCCTTGTAATACGTCTGGAAACACCATTCTTAGGGCTTCTGAGACGCATCTCCAGCGCAACATAGTTACCGGCTGCTTAAGCCAGTTGTCCTTGCCCGCTAGTCCCATTTGCTTTGCTTTTTGCATGTCCCAGGTTGACGTAAACCCATAGTCGTCCTTGTCTCTCTTTGCAGTGCAAGTAACAATCTTTTTCTCTTCGTCTGCCTTAATTTCGATAATGGCGCTGGGACACTTAGACCTAACGAGGGCAAGCTGTGTTTGCGCCTTAAGGGTGCATTGACCTTGAATTAACACTATTGCCTGCAGAGATTGCATTGGTTGAAAACCTAACTCTGCACCCAAGACAAGGGCGGCAAAAACGTCTTCGCCTTTGCCTTGAAAATGCTTTGGTACGATTGAGCTTTTAGCAAGAGTACTTGCTAGCTTTACAGCTTGATTGAACTTTGATTCATCAAATAACATGATTTCCATAAATACCTCCAGGTTTTAGCTGAACTTACTATGACTTCATTTTTATATCAATGTGGTGTGAAGATATTTTAGAAAAGCGGAGCTATGAAGATATGTCATGCACTTCAAAGAACAACAACCTGGATACATGCCCCGCTTGGTTCCTGTTTAACATAGCTCTAAAAAAGGCGCAAGTTATTGATGTAATGTAAATCTTATATTTATAATAATTATGTATTGAACTTTTAAAAAACCAATTATATCAATTATGCCTAACCACTTCAAAGGGAACAACATGCATGAATCTAATTCACCACGAATTAAGGTTATTCGACTAATCAAATGCCATAAATGTGACATAGACACCGGACTAAGAGAGTGCGAAATGGCAGGAGTCCGCGTTGACTATTGCTTTGCTTGCTATTTAAGAGAAGAGCGCGAGGAGTTGGGGGAATTTGTTCCTGAGACCAGCGAAGTCTTCCCGTGGTAAATTATGAAAATTAGTGTTCGCAGAATGCTGAGGAAGTTCCCGCACTGTAAAGACAATCATGCATGGACCGACTGGAGTCCAGAGCCCTATGGGGATGGTTTAATTAAGTTCTGCAAGAAGTGTTCAAAAACTATGAACATTGAGCAGTTTATGAAGACCAAAAGAGAAACACCTATAGGTGTAAAAAAAGAGACTGAGCAAAGAGAGATTAACGAACATATAGACTTATTTAACATTTAAGCCTGCGCTCAGGTTAATAAATTTAAAATGTTTTAAAAATTACACTCCCTTGTGAGCGCGCAAGGGTTTCTAAAGAGGACACATGAGTAAGGACACAGAAACGCTGTTTAACCTTGTTACTATTATGTTTTGTATTAACTTCGCAAGCATAGTTGTTCTGGCCTTATGGATTCTCGATATCAAAAGAGCTTTAAATTGAACATTGATCAAGTGATATTTGCGGCTCCTCTATATAAGACACTCAGCGCACTAGCTGGGCACTTTGGTGTTAATGTACAGTTTTTAAAATATAGACTAATGAAGGCGCACAAGTTGGAGTTAGTGAGGCGAATAATAAGGGAGAAGTAGAATGATTAAAGAATTAACAAAAAAGCAAGAGGAACTAGTTCCAGTCTATTTGAAAAAATGGCTTGATGTTGGTTATCGAACAGAAACGATTGATCAGGAAAAATGCAAAAAAGCGATTGATTTCTTATACGCGGATATTTTGAGCATGGAAAAGCCGAAATACTATGTCTTCCTAGATTCTCCCATGGCCTGTCAGTTGGCAATGAACCTTATTAAGGGATCTTCGATAGATGTCAACCAGCTAAGAAGCCAGCTAGACAGCCAGCTAGACAGCCAGCTATACAACCAGCTAGGAAGCCAGCTAGACAGCCAGCTAGACAACCAGCTATACAACCAGCTAAGAAGCCAGCTAGAAAGCCAGCTAGGAAGCCAGCTATACAACCAGCTAAGAAGCCAGCTAGGAAGCCAGCTATACAACCAGCTAGGAAACCAGCTAGACAGCCAGCTAGACAACCAGCTATACAACCAGCTAGACAGCCAGCTATACAGCCAGAAGTTGACATACTTTTATTCATCCGGGGGAAATTGGTGGCCAAGGTATTATTGGCTTTGGAGTTATGACTTTATTTTAAACGAACTTTTTCCAGAAAAGACCAAGCAACCAGAGTTTTTAAAATTCAATAAATATATGGAAGGAATTAAGCAATATCATCAAATATATTTATGTAAGGAAATCGTATTCACCTCTGATTTTCCTAAAGAAATAAACTTAAATTCTGAAAACAGACTCCATTCAGACATAGGAGCTGCGCTTGAATATCGAGACGGTTATTCGATACATGCTCTAAATGGGATTGTGATGCCTAAAGAATTAGTTCTTTTACGGCCGGAAGAAATTACTAAAGAATTAATTTTAAAATTAGAAAATGCAGATCACAGAAGAGAATTAGTCCGTAAATTAAACTCTCAACAACTACTTGATGTGCTTAATCCTAAAGTTATCGATAGCAAGTTTGGTTATGAACTTTTGGCAATTGATTTAGGCGATGATAGAATAAGACCTTTTTTAAAGATGCAGAATCCAAGTATAGATGCAATTCATATCGAAGGTTGTCCGCCGTTGACTGATACGGTAGAAAAAGCAATTATCTTTAGAAATTCCTTAGATCAATTCTCGCTTCCAAGGACACTTGATGGCTTCATCCAAGGGCCGTCGAGCAATGATGAATATTACGCCCAAGGTGATTGCTTATTCTTCCCAGGGGATATACCTAGTGAGGCAATTAAATGCAATCACAATATAGCTGGCGATGGGCTGATTAGACATACAATTATTAATGGAGAAATCTATGAACTGGACGGCATTAGATATATTCTGGCCTTTAAAGATTGTGAGATAACTCATCCTGAACATAAGAGTACTTTTTTAAGCGAAGGGGTAAGTTATCGTGTCGGTAAAGTTTTAGAGTACTCGCACTGGGATGAAGAGGCTAGGGAGATTGTGGACTAATGCAGTTTAATAACGAACTTCATGATCAGCTCTTCGCTCTCTTTATAGCCTATAGTAATTCAGCTCATTTTAATAAAATGGGTGGGCCTAATACTGAGCAAGGAATGGCATATATTATTTACTTGGTGAGTACGGAGTATCAACTATTGTGGCTTGACCGAGGTTACCATGAACCATTTTATTCTGAAGTGACAAGGATAGCTAAGGAGTGTAAATGAAGCAGGTGTTAGTTGTCGGATGGAGAATTCTTTGCGTTGACTGCGGAAGTAGTTGCGATTTGCATGGGTGCTACAATGACAGTGATGAGGAATGTGATCATGAGTTTTTGTTATGTAGCGAGTGTATAAAAAAGAGACAAGAGGAGAGTGCGAATGAGTGATGATAAAAAACATATAGAGGACGCTGTTGCCGCTGGCAAAGAATATTTCGGTAAAGAAAGGTGGGATTATTCAGGGGAGTACTCTGGTTTTAGACACACCTGGATTGATGCTTTCGTTCTTGCTAGCAATAAAAAACAGGAAGAACTTGAGCACAAGCTAGCGTTGGCAATTGAGGCGCTAGAATCGATTGCTAAAAATACGTGTTGTACGCCTTGCCAAGAAGCAAAGAAGGTAGCTAGAAAGACACTCGAGCAGCTCAAGTGAAATGGCAAATATGCGAGCATTGTGGGTGTCTCAATGGCGATAGTAGAATTTTTTGTTTTATATGTTTAAAGAGGTTGAAATGAGAACACCGCAAGATATTTTAGAAAACATGGAAGAGCTGATTAATGTACAGAAGAAACAAATCGCCTCGCTAAAAGCGCAGTTAGCGCGCGAGCAGAAAACAGTGGATTTCTACGCTGATATAAACAATTGGTCATACGTTAACCAATACAATAAGACATTAATGAAAGCCAATGAAGACATAGAATGGATTTCACCTGGAGTCTTTTTGGACAAGTTCGCTGGTAGCGTCGCAAGGTCAACACAAAGGATGAGAGAATGAAATATAGAATTTCGATCGAATGCGAAGACGAGGAAGAGTTAAAAATCATTACCAACGCCAGAAAAAACTCTCAAATAGTTGGCGAGTTATATTGGAATGTTTTCAGAAATAAAATCAAACATGGTAATGCAGAAGAGTCCAATATGTATGAAACAGTTTGGGAAAAGGTTAATGAGTACATAGAGGAGAATGAATGAAAATAACACTAGACTCGGAAACTGCGATGTCGCTGATCAAGGCATGGTGCAAGCGGAACATTGCCAGCGAGGGGCTTGAAATAGTAACATTTGAATGGAAGCAAGGAAACCTAGAGATTGAACTAAAGGAGAGTGAGGAAGATGAGCCATCTGAATAACTATTTGATTGAGGTTAACACCTACCCTGTGTTTAAGAAGAAGCGAATGAAAAGGTTTCTTGATAGAAACATCGGGAGAATGATTGTTGTTAGCTTTGCCCTGTTGTCCTTTAAGATTCTTGCTGAGTATGTCGCTGAATTGATCCTATTTTAGCTTGCAGTTGCCCTCTTTTATGGCATTAAGCTCTTTAATTTTAGGTCGGATATGTTTTGCCATGTCCGATACGTCAAAGCCGGATAGTCCCTCACAGAAGTCAATCGGGTAATCCTCTTGCTCTCCCTCGACGCCTTCGAATCCATCACATTTATTAAGTGGTAACGTCTTCCAGGAGTTAAGATTAAAGCAGCGAATGCGGCAACGATTAAACTGCAGTGATAAGTCTTTGAGAATAAGGTTTTTGATTTTTGCTGATTCGACCTGGGCACAGACTATTTTATCCTTGCAACTAGTTAAAGATATCATCAATAGCAGAATCGTAATTCCCTTCATGGTTATCCTCCTTTGCTTTATTGATTCGCTTAACAAGAATATTCCCCTCAACTCGGTTATACAGGTAACCCAGCTTAATAAAACTTGCCCTAATGATAGGCTCTGCGACCTGTTCAAATAGGTTCTCGACGGCAAACTTAATCATCCAGGCACGAATCCCACCCAGGGCAGCGCTACCTAGTAGTTTAACGAGGGCGGATTTAACCGCCTCTCTCTTAAGCATATCAATAAAAACTTGGAGGATTCTACTCACGCTTAAGCTTTTAATTCTTCGACTTTTTCAGAAATAAGCTTCTTGATTTCGGCCTTTACGATAGGGAGAATCATTGCAACAACGGCGTCGTCAATCTTGTTTTCTGACTTAGCCACTGCATTGTTGATTGCCACTTCGACAACGTCATCTAGTAAAAGGTTAGACAATTCAACAAGGTCAATGCATTTAATAGCTTTTTTGATTAATGGTTCCATAAAATATCCTTATTTTTGTCCCTGACGAAATTGCCGGGCCTGTTTTAGTTCTTGATACTCGCGCTCCTCTATTCTTATTAAAGATCCCTTAATTTCCTTTAGGTTTGCTGAGTTTTCGTAATTGATCTTTTCCAGGTTGTTTATCTTGTAATCATGCAACTTAACCGTTGCCATTGAGGCTTTAGAGTCTATGAAGAAGTTGAAAATGAAAACGATTCCTGGGGCGAGGATTCCGGTTAGTATCAAGCTGGCCAGTGCCATTGCAATTTTATAGTTTTTTATTACCCAAAACATACTCCTCCGTGAGCTTTATATTATTTCAAAATGTTCATATCCACGTTATTCGATACTCCATCAACCTTGCCATTATCAGCATATTGCCAGGCAACCATTGAACTCCACGGCCCTTGTTTATCGTCAGGCCTTACTGAGGTATAACGAGCATACCAAAGAGGATACTTAGCAAATTCAGGCCCAAAGTCACACGATTGGATTACTTTGTGATAGGTGTAAAACCACGGCTTGATTCCAGTAATTAGCTCAATATGAGACATAAACTTAATTGCATCTTGCTTATGAGACTTAAGATCATCCATGGTCTGAATTAGGCCTTTAATTGAGCATGTTTCATAATCAAGAGCTAGAATATCTCCTGGTTTTAACCCTTCACATGTCTTAATAAAATGATTCGCTTGTATGATTGGATCAACATTTGTTCTATAAAAATGATAGGCCCCTCTTTTGATTGCCAATGAATGTAATCCAAGCCATCTCTCTTTAAACTTTTTATCTGTGAATCCCTTTCCCTCTGTCGCTTTTAAGATAACAAGCTCCATTCCAATCAGTGAAGGCAGGCTAACTTTTTCATTGTGGTGTGATAAATCCACACATGCAGGATTGCTTGTAGGGGTATTATTTCCAGCTTGTGGGCTTTTTTTAAATACATTTTTTATCTTGCTAAAAATTCCCATTATTTTACGTCCTTGTTAGAATCCATTCTCCAAAATAAATGACCTGCTAGGATCCCAGCAAGGAATGGAATAATTAAAAAATCATGCGATAGGCTTATGATAACGCTGCTTATGGTTGCCTCTGCGCCTGCGCTAGACAGTACATAGACATCATAAATGGCAATGACTGCTATTAATGCCCCTAAGAATAGCAGTGTTATCTTCTTCATATTGATACTTCTTCCATTAACTCAGGAACCGTATATGGAACATTTCCGCAAATTGAGAAATCTAAATTTACGTTATTTTGTAAATTTACTCCTGCCTTGCGAGTGTAGTACTCAACCCAGACTGATTTAATCCATGCTTGAACAGCTGTACATTTAGGCTTTTGAGCAAGGACACCAATGGTAAGCAACCCAATAGCTGCACCACTGATTTGACCTGATTGAAAGTCATTTGCTGCCTTCCAGAGGTAATCGTATTTGCGTTGAAGTTCTTTTGCGCTTACTTCAGCGGTTATATCGACAATTTCAATTGTATATTCAGCTTCGATTTCTTCAGTCCAGGCAGGGATTACAATATCCGGTTGAGGGATAAACTCGTCCCACGCAGGTACTACTGTTGGTGCTTGTGGAACTATCTCGTCAAACGCTGGAGCCACGATTGGAGGTTGTGGAATTACCTCGTCCCACGCGGGAGTCACGTTGTCGTTTTCATCTATAGATTCTTCGTGATGAACAATAACGTCAGCAACAGGAGTTACAACCTCTTCATGGTGAACTACCAAGTCAGGATTTGGAGTGACAACTTCTTCATGGTGAATAACTAACGGTTCTTGGAAGTTAAATTGCTCCGGGTGATTGATAACGTGAAAAGGTTTTCCCCACGCCTCTTTTAATTCACACTCTTCAATCCATGCATCCGCAGCTTCCATTGAAGGTAAAAGTGATTCTTGAACTTGACCGCTTAATTTGTTTGTTACAAGTATTTTAATCATTCTAGTAATTCCCTTGGCATATAATTGTTCCGTTTGTATCAGCAGCAGCGAGTGACACATTTAATGTGTAAAAAGAAAGAGTAGAGCAGCTTGAACACTGAAGAAGTGGAGCGTTTTGAAAAAGACCTACGTTTGAACCTGGGACGTTTGCATTACCAACACACTTGATTTTTGCATAGGTTCTTGGAAGGTTTATCGTATAAGCACCTGTACCTGTTCGTGTAATACTTGTTACAGCAGTTCCGATTTGATCAAGGAAAGAGCAAGGTGAGGCAGTACAAGCAGTCGATGCGTTTGTTGTTCCATAGCTAACGGTAAATGTATCTACTGCCTGGTTGGCCGATCCAACTACGCCGGGGGTTTGTCCGTATCCAGCTATTGCTGCAATCGCAAATGGTGCTGCTGTCCAACCAACAATTGGCACATCAAATTTAAAATAAACAGAGTCTCCTGTGGCGAATGTCATTGGCGCGGCTTCGGTAATTGCAGCCTGCGCAGAGCCGTTCCAATAATCAAGATTCACAGTTGTCGAAGAATTTCCTCTTACTTGTCCTTGCCCTGGATATGTTCCGGCACTTGAGTCAAAAACTTTTGTTATACCGTATGAGGTTCTTCCGTTACCAACTCCTCCAGGAACCTTTGCAACATCAATTACAAACCCAGATGGAAGCGTAATTGTTAAGCCTGTTGCAGTAGGAGCGCCAGTTAAAAGAACCATCCCTTCAAAATATGCTCTGTCTCCGTACCTAGTAACTGTTCCCGTTACTGTTGCATTTGAAACCCATGACATAGTATAGGCCGCTGAAGTTGCAGCGTAGTTTTGATTCTGAACTGAGTAAACTGCGTTTGATGCTGTTAAGTAATCGACGCCTTGTTTTTGGCAGATAAGATTAAACGGGATTGATCCTGAATCAGCTCCCGTTGATGAGTTAATCGTTCTTACGCTGACACTGCTTGATGATACCGAGGCAATGTTGGCAAGAATTGTACTTCCTCCAGCGTTGGTCTGAGCGGCCACGCAGTTTGGTGCTACTGTAAATATACCAGATGTAAATGTACAGACTGTTGGGTTAGCGGCCGAACAGTTTCCAGATATAAAGTCTTTATTTTCCAAGGTAACAGCGCCCGTGGTTGATACCACGTTCGCACTGTACATCATATCAAGCTGAAGATTTTGTAAACTCGGGTCATAGGTCGCGTGTGCGACATTAAGAAAAGCAAGTAATAGTAAAAATAATAGCTTCATTATGACTCCACTCGAATAAATTTAATTTTCCCATCAATAATCATTCTTCTTCTTCCTTTATTTAGAGCTGGTTTATCTGGGCTGAAAGAACCAGAGTTCGCCTTACACACGCCAACCGTTCCAGTGTTCCACGACTCTCTTCCTTTTGTTTTTTCAGATATTTTTCTTCTAGTTTCTTCTGAAACAGCGTGCCCCATTAGCTTTTTGCTAGAGCTCTCTCTTGCTTCTTTTGTTATAATTCTTCCCTTTAGAGAATTGCTTCTTTTTACCCTTGTTTCATCGGAGCACTTGTGACCACCCGGGCTTATGTTGTATCCATGTTTTTCATTGGAAGAATCGTATTGAGCAATCCAAAAAATTTCTTTCTCGTACATTTCATCCACGTTATTGGCGACGTCTATTTGTTCAAACACAAAGTCGACAAGTTCAAACTCTCTCATTTTTAAGATGAAAGAGTGAATGATGTTTCTTTTTGACTTATACTCTGCCTTATAAGAAGCAATTCTTTTTTCGAGCGACGTCGTAGTGCATCCGACATAAACCATTCCATTAATTTTATTAGTTGCTTTATATATAATCACAAAATATCCCAGCCACTTCCGTTTGACACGACGGTTAAGTTTTTGTATTGAACCCCAAGCGTTTGCGTAGTTACTCCGTCAATTGTTTGCGAAGAAGTCGTTGCAATTGTCACTGCGTTTACAGAAGAATCAATTTTCTTAATATGAAATACTTCACCCGTGTTCCCAACTGCCGTTGGAAGAGTGATTGTGATTGCCCCTGAAGTTGCATCACCACGAATAATATCGTCTGACTGAAGTGCCGTATAGTTAGCTGTTTTAGTCGCTACGTTTTTATTATTTGTAGTTGTCCACGCAGTCCCGTTGTAAAAGCTAATCCCTTTCATGTTAGTATCGTAAACAACCATTCCTGCAGTAGGCGATGCAATCGCGTTCTTTTGAGCGGTTGTCATACGTGGTGGCATAAAAGCTTTAGTCGTAGAAACAACATCTAAAATTGCATTGGCGTTAGGAGACGACGTTCCAATCCCTAAGTTTCCTAAATAGTCAATCCTCATTCTTTCTGCATAAGCAGTTGTGCCTGTTCTGTGCCCAAAAACAATACTTCCACCTGCCGTATTGGATACGTTCCCGATAAAGGCTCTATTAACCGCGGCACCACTTCGAGATACAAAACTAAGCAATGCAGCAGTTGCGTCAGTTGTGTCTAGGTTTTCTATTGTTTGAAGTACGTTTGCAGGTATGGCAAGTGCCCCAGAGATTGGTGTATATGCAGTTGCATTTGTAGTTGCTGCATGAATAAGAGTTCCAGGAGCTGATGTACCTATTCCGACATTTCCACTTTGATCAATTCTCATGCGTTCAGCATTTGTCGTAGATCCTGTTGGTGTAGTCCAAATGGAATAATAACTACCATGCCCTGTTCCTGACCAGGCCTCAGTTGTTTTAGCTAAAACAAATGCACCTCGCCCATAGGCTGAACCATCCCAACCATAAAAAGCGTTATATCCCAACTCAGTTCCAGAGGTTAGTGAAGCTGTCGCATCTCCAGTCGTTCCTCTTTTATAAACACTAAACCCACCACTAAATATAGAGGCAAACTGATAATAAGCGGTCATTGCTCCAGCTGAAGTAATTGGTCCATTTACATCAAGAGTGGTTGAAGGTGCTGTCGTCCCAATCCCTACGTTCCCTGAAGTTGTCATTGTAAATAAGTTATTCGAACCTAAGTCCGCATTGGTTCCGATCTTGAATTTATCTGAGTCCGAATTATCAATACCCATTGTATATCTTTGAACGCCCGTTAATAGGAAGTGAGCCAGGGCATCCCCTGTTCCAGCTTGTTCAATTGTTAATCCGTTTGAGTTACCTGTTCCTGTGTTTGATTCATATAACTGCACAAGTGAGCTTGGAGCGCTTGTTCCAATCCCAAGCTTCCCATCACCGCGAAGTCTCATATATTCAGTATCGCTAACAAACCACTTATGTCCAAAAGCAGATGAAAGGGCCGTCCCTGATCGATAAGTTAAATACCCCTCTGCTCCGGTTGGGCCTAATCCAAACCCATAAGCAGGAAGCCCAGACGTGCTATTAACATTATGTAAAGAGAGCCCTACCGTTTCGGCCCCGCCAGAATGGAACCCTTGCAAGTTCAATAAAGACAAGGGAGCTGTTGTCCCAATACCAACTGAGCCGCCGGTAAAACTAGCTGCATAGTTATTAGTTGCTCCAGTTGTAGCCGCTACATTTAAACCGTATGAGTTAGTGATATTGGTTACGGCCGAAGCTGGAACCCATAAAGCACTTGAGTTTGTTATCGTCGCATTCGTCCCACCATTTGAAGGGCCGTCAATTACAAGTGACGCTGCATTTGTAAGTGTCGAAGCTCCAACGAACGAATGAGTGCTTGGTGAGATTCTAAAATCTCTTTGAGTCGATAATGTTCCAGTTGAGTGTTGCCGAGTCTGTCCCATGTTGAAATAAACATTCGGAGCCTCTGTGGAAGCCGTTAATGTCGTATCTGCTGCACCAGTAAACAAAAATCTCGTTGTAGCTGCTGTTGTGCTTGTAGTTGGAGTAAAAGCGGTTGGAGTTCCTGTAAAGGTTTTTGCCCCCGCTACGGTTTGTGCTGTTGTTAAGTCAACAAAGTTCTGAGTTGCCGATCCTGTCCCACCGTTAGCGACTGGAAGGATTCCAGTAACGTCAGTTGTTAGATTTACAGGGCCAGTCTGGTTCTTTGTCCAATCTGTATTAAGAGCACCAGTCTTTAAGTAAAGATCCCCGGTGGTCAAATACATCGCTATTGACCCTTTAGGAGCAATAAGGCCAGCGGTTGGGATAGTTGACGTGGTTAAAATCTTAGCAACGCCAAATAGGTCAATGTTGGGCTTTAAAGTCTTAACGTCGCTCCCACTAAAGATAACCGCATCGGCGAAGATCAAGGTGGGAATTATTAAGAGCGTGATTAAGTATTTTTTCATTATTCTATCCTAATAAGTTTGCAACAATTAGACCTTCCGCAATTGTTCCCGAAAACGGCCCGGCGGTTGCCTGGAGACACTTTACAGAAATTCTTGAACCGGATGGAATTGGAAAATGCACTTCTCCGTTGAATCCTCCAGGGGGAACGTAGATCCTATCAACTTCAAACCCAGCGGCACCGATTGCAAGTATCATTGCGTATCCGCCAGTGTCCATTAACGTCAAATGATTGACGGTTGCAGACGTTGAGGCAATAAGCTCTGAGTATGCTGCGTTTGTTACACTTGTAATTGAGTAATCTCTATAGATCTTGTCAACGAGCGTTCTTGTTCCCGATGCTGCAGTAACAGCGGCCAATACGTCTAACTGGGTTGCTTCCGAGGCAAGCCCTGGAGCAGAAATAGAACCAACCGATCTAATAGGTAAATCAATATAAACTGAAGCCATTATTGAGCCTCCTTTGTGTTAACGAAAGCATCAAGAGAGCCAGTTCCAGAAGTTGCAGTGTAATGAAGGCGTGCCATTAGGTATTTAACATCGCAGACATTATAAAAAACATCTCCAGCAGCAGTAATTGCTTCCGTTGAGTCTGGCAATAGCATCCAATCAATCGCGTTGATACTTACCGAGATATACATTGAACCCACTGGAGCCCCAGTGAAAACCGCATGAATAGAAAACCCGATTCTTTGAGCTAGTGTGATGTGTTCAGAGACAAAACTGCTCGACATGTCCGCGTCTTCAATCAATCTATTGCTTAATTGACTAACCATTATTATCTCCTTACTCCGACAACCCTAGGCTCTTCATATCCTGAAGCCTTCCCATTTTTCTCGAATGCTGTTATTTTTCTTATTTCTTCATTTGCTTGTTTTTCTAAAAGTCTTTTAATAGAAGCCTTATGCAATTCGCTCTTTGCATTGTGTGCCATTGAGGCCATAAATAGCGCGCTTAAGAAGTCGTCAAGCGGCTTAAATCTCTTTGCTATAAATATGATTAACTTGATCATCGATTCGCCTCTGTTTGCTTTTGAGTTGTTAAGATGTTTCCTATGTTTGACCTAGAGATTGGGCCAGTAGGTATTTTGGAGACCTTTCGCTCTATTGATTTACCAATGTCCGATGGTTTTAAGTTTCCACTTTCAACCGCCGCCTTACCAGCGCCCACTACTCTCGCGGCAAATCCTTTCAGTCCTCCAGTTGTATCGCTGAATAAGCTATAAAGTGATGCTCTGTTTGGAACTAGTGGTTGATTTGTCTTGTTTAGGTAATCAAGGTTTTTAATTAAGTTATTGTATGCCTTTTCGCCCATAGCATCGACCATAGGTTGTCTTATCTTTCTTAAAGAGTTTATGGCTGCAGTTGCTCTTGCCACTCCTGCGCCACTTAGTTTCTCTTTTAGGATTTCCCCAACGTGAGTTACGGCCATCTCTTTAACTCGATCTTCTCCGATCATTTCTTTTAATTTCAAAACATGATTAGGATTAGACATTATTCTTTTTACAAAGACAGCTTCGTTGTCACCGTCTGGTATAACCTCTTTAATAAAAGCTTGATAGTCTTTGTATTTTGCGTATTCGCTTCTTGCACCTTTAAACACCTCACCAAGCCTTGGGTGTTCTCTATTTAGAATTCTTTGAGATGTGTCTTCTAGTTGATCAACAAACTTATATAAAATCCTAGCGGAGTTACTTCCCTCGTTCTCTTCTGCTATTGCCTTTACTGTTCTTCTTAGTGCGTCCACGGAAACAAATGGAACGGTAGGGGACTTAGACCTCTTTATAGCGCCCATTCCTTCAAACAATGCGTCTTGAATTAGCTTAAACTCACCGGGCGACAACCCTATGTCAGCAGTATATTTTGTTCGGGCACCGTTTGGAGTTATCATGTTATATTCCGCTGCGAAGTCACGATACTTGTTGAAAAAGGTATCCTTGCCGACCTTTGCATTTGCACCTAATTCATCAACGGCTTGGTACATAGAAGACGCTGTTTGCTTTCTAGCGTTGGTCATTTGCGCGCTCATTGCCTTTACGGTTGCACCGTTTTCAAATGGATCATGGTCAATATCTAGGAATTTACCAACGACTTCTTCTAAGTTGTTTTTTACAGCACTTAGTTGCTCATCGACTCTTTTTCTTATCTTTGAACCAACGATAGGCGTGTCCATTAACTGTTGTTCTGCAAGAATCGCCTTCCCCGATGCTGCTTGTGCATAAGTAGGAAGCGGAAGTCCTTGCTCAGTTGCTATTTTTGAAAGTCTTTCGAACTCTTGTTGAACCATTGGCCTTGAGAATTGATCCGCACCGGGAATCGCTTGAGACACAAGCTCTTTTCCTACTTGAGGAGCTACTTCTTGAGCAACCTCTTGAGCGACTTGCTTTGGCTGAAAGAAAGAACGTATTCCAGGAATGCTTTTAATTGCCGGAACCGCCGCATCTGCAAGCGCCCCACCTATTGGTGCAGCAACCGCTGACATTCCGACTTCCATTGCTCGCTCTCCAGGAGTTGCAACCTGAGGAGTTCCGACCGCGGCACTAAGGACTTGTCTTAATCCTGAACCAAGGGCACCGCCGACTGCACGTCCTCCAGCTAATCCAAGTGCGCCTGTTGCCACCGCTCCTGGCCCTGTTGGAGCACCGACTGCTAAACCAGCAGTTCCGCCCATCATTCCTCCGATTGCCTCGGGGATCATCTCTGGTAACGCACCTGCAAACTCTGCAACGTCCGTCATTCCAAGTCCGGCCGCATTCGCTGGGCGATAAGCCCCCTCTTGCAAGACTCTAAGCTCGCCCTTGTTATCTCTAATTACATTTTCAGATCCGAACTGTTGTTTAAGCAATGCTTCTCTGTTTGAATCAATTGGTTCAAGTGCGTACCTAGCTCTATCTATAATACCAAGCTCTGCCTCGACGTTTGACATTTTAGGAGCCGCTAGTGACTCCAATTGGGCAAGCTCTTGCTGCTCAGAAGCAGTGAGTCCACTACTTGGAACCCTGGCAGTTGCCATTGCCTCTAATTGCTTTAACTCTTGCTGCTCGCTATAAGTTAAGGCCATTACTTCACCGCCTTCGCTCTTAATTCTTGTAATCTATTTACTTGTTGCTGACTCAACCCACCCTGAGTAGTTGATTGTGTCCCGATTTGGCTTAATGGAGTTCCCTGTCTAATTGCCTCCATTGCCTTGTCGCCAGCTTTAACTCTTTGCCCTAGTAGTTCAGCGTAGTCACTTACTTGGTCAATAAAGCCCGGCAAATCTCTTCCAATTCTTAAGCCCCCTGGGCCAGTAATGTTCCCCATGGCATATTCTAAATAATCCCCAATTCTCTTAGATTCTTCCGCTCCAACCGCATCCGATCCCTCGGCGGAGTTAAGCAGTTTTAAAAGTCCTTGCCCAATTTTTATCTTTTGCTCTTCTGTTTTATTTGGATCGTTAAGCTTAAGCAGTGCCTCGTCCATTGCGGTTTTTACCCTGTATAAGCCAGTGGTTCCCTTAGCTAATACCAACCCCTGACCCTCTCTTAGTTTTTGATCAAACTTAGACATTCCAGGAGCGGCCTCTTGCCCAGACTTCTTTGCCTCAGCATTGATCTTTCTTATCTCCGCAAAGGTCTTTTGTTTTTCAAGCGGTGCCATTGTTTCTAACTTGTTAGCTTGTTGGCTTTTATAGTTAATGTCGGCCCGCTTAGCTTCTTGGTCTAGCATTTCTTGCTGTCTCTTGGTTGCCATTTCTGCTTGTTTAGCTTCTGTATATGTCCCAAGTGGGTTAACCGGACTCATTTGAGCTGGAACCGCTGCGTTTAGAAGTTCTTTTAATGAAGATTGCCCTGGCATAACCGGGCCGGCTAGCTCTTGCCCATATTGAGCAGGTTGAGCTGGAGCTATTTCAGTTTGCTTGTACTCGCCTTTAAGTTGAGCAAGTGCTTGGTCTGGGTTTGCGATCCCCATTTCGTACATTTTTAACTTTGTTTGAGTATCAGCAAGAGCTTGCTGCCTTTGAGTTAGTAAATCAGCTTGTTTTTTTGCCTCATATCCGGCATATCCCTGAACCATACCCTGAAGGGCGTTATCCATTGCTTGTTGCCTTAATGTCGGCTGGCTCGGGCCTGATTGTATTACTTGCACCATTTTTTTATCCTACATGTTTTGAGCATATTGCCCAGCATTCATACCAACCTGAGCACCTGCAGCGCCGCCTAATTTAGCACCTACAGCAGTGCCAATAAGCGGAGCCAACCCCCCTGACTTAGTAGCGGCTTGTCCCATTTTTAGGACTTTAGATTGACCTTGTTCGCCTAGGATTTGATTAATCCCTCCAGTTGCAAAGTTAAGATTTTGTTGTCTCATTTGTTCCTGGAGTCCAGGGAGTTGAGAACGAACGGCACTGATTTGATCAGCAACGCCTTTTTGCTGATTAAGAATGGCGCCGATACCAGATGCAGTCCTTCCAAGACCACGTTGAGCGACTAATTGCTCAGCTCTCATTCTTTGATCTGCAGCGTTTTGCATGATCTGGTTTTCTTGTGCGGCAACTTGCTGTTGAGCTATCCCACTGGTATCCATTCCGATACCTTTTCCGTATTGACCCAGTAATTGTTCTTGTAGTTTTCTTCCATCGGGAGAAGCCATGTCAATAACTTCATTAGGAGTAGCGGCAACGTCCTTACCACCAATTGTTTCATCGAGGACATTGCCAATAGGATCTGTTAACTTATTATATAAGTTCCCAACAGGTTTTCCTACTATAGGAACGGCGCTAACAACTTTGCCTGGCAAGGCGACAACTGACTTTACAGCTTTTCCCATTCTGCTACCTCTAATTTATATGTACTCAGTGGGCCTGCAATAGAGGCAAGCTCAAAGCCATAATTTTCAATTGTATGTTTTGATAAAGCGACGCCGTTTGCTCGGTCGTCTGTCATGCAGTAAACCGTTTTCACACCGGCTTGCTTGCATATTTCAAAGACCTGATCGGCTAAAAAGTATCCGTGTCCAGATTGACGATATTCCTTCATGACAAAGTAGTCGTTAATCATGCAATCGGGGAAGTCTATGCGATAAACAATAAATCCCTTATCTGTCTTTATGACGTCAAGGTTTTCCCGTTCTTTAATGTAAAGTTCGTATAGGTTATTCATTTAGCGATACACATCACTTTCCCGGCCGAGTTGGCACCTGTGGTTCCTGCTCCAGACACGGTCGTAAAAATATCGATAGTATCATCTCCATCAGTCCCCCCAGTCACGTTAAAGTCTAAGTTGCCAGTAGCACCCGACGCGGAGCCAGAGCACACGATAGACGAATATGTTCTATTCAATGTAACAAGATAAGAACCCGTCGACTGCCATGCCATCGAGGTAACGACCGACCCGATTTGAGTGAGCACGCAGCTTCCAGTTGAGCAATTGCCAGGAGATCCTTCATAGTGAAAAGCAAAAGTGTTAATGCTTGAAGCTGCCCCGGGTGTTTGATTTAACCCATCACTTGCGCTATATCCAGCAGATACCCAAGTGTTTACAGATTGTACGTCTATAGCTCCAGATGAATTGTTATAGAACCTGCCTAAAAACTTATTTCCCCCAACGTCGTAGCCATCTGAGCCAGGAGCAGTTGTAGAAATTAAAAGGTTAAGCGTTGTTCCCGATGATCCAGATTTCGCATAGACATAATAAGTAGTACTAACAACCTCAGAAGAACACCCAGAGCATCCCCATGTCACGTTGTTTGCTGCTGTTGTTTTAACAAATGTTCCATTGACCGATAGGATACATTTACCGACTTGGACCGTGTTTCCATCAACGTAAGAGAGCGCGCACCCTTGATGAATTCCATTAGTAACAGTTGCGAAATCTGCAGCATTTAAAGAACTGGCCTCGAGTGTACCATCAGCAACGCACCCACCATCAAGTGAGTTAACCTTTGATACGAGTTGATTAAAGTCAGCGTTAAGAGCAGTCGAAGTCAGCGTCTGCCCAGTTGTATAATTTGTCCTACTGGTCGAGCTACACGTTGCAGAGTAAGCTTCGTTAGCGATAGTTAGAGTGATAAATAGTGAGAGTAAGAGGATAAAGTATTTCATATTGCAAATTCCCCGTTTTTATTTAGCTCGACCTGCGCAGAAATAAGCCCAATATTCCCACTGATAACGTCTTGTTCAAAAGATATTAACAACGCTTCGCCTGTCAAACTAAGGTCTCCCTTTACTG